TTTTGAAGCAAAATATACAGATCATGATCGAATCATGCAAAATGCTGTAACAGAAACACAGTCAAAAAATTTTGAGAGATTTCAAATTTTAGGTGGCCTTGCATATGTAATGGTTTGTATACAGCTAAAAGATTTTTACAGAGTTCCATGGAATATCTGGAAATCTATGAAACAGCTATACGGGCATAAATATATGACATCTTCGGATCTGGAAATTTATAAGGTGCCATGCAGGGAAAATTTTGTAGAAATCCTGAAAGGAATAGAGAATGAAAGGAACTAATAAATGGAAAATTTAAATAAAGTACAGTTAACAGGAGAAATTCAATCTGAGATTAGAGAAAATCATGAATGGAAAAGTGAGAAATTTTATATGTTTGAGCTCGGGGTAAAACGTAAAAGTGGCGTGATTGATAAAGCTCGGATTATGGTCTCAGAAAGATTAATTGATCTGAACAACTTAATGTTAGGAACAGTTATCAACATTGAAGGAGAAATTCGTACATACAATCAACATGATGAGCAAAATAGATCTCATTTATGTGTATACATTTTTTCAAATGCAATTAAAGTTATTGATCAAGACGATTACTATCCAACTAATATGGTTGAGCTGGAAGGATTTTTGATTAAGCAACCGATATTTAGAACAACACCTTTAGGAAGAGAAATTTGTGATGCAATTATTG